TCGGTATGTCGCTTCTTCGAACATTTGTTTAAAGCATCCATCGATGTCGGATAAGTAGGTTTGATACTCCTCCTCCGACCACGATGGTGGTTTCAAGGCCAACAATTTGACCGCATCTCTAACGCAGTTAGCTATCCAAATGGACATCATGTAGTCCCAATTCGACTTATCACTCTCCCATACTTGCCCTGGCAACACGCTCGCGAGGTGCTCGATGTGTCCTGGGTTTCCGGGTGAAAATGCGAATTTAATTGGAGTGTTGCGCCACTGCTTAACACACGCTATGCTGAGTCGGCGGAAAACGGCTGCGTGCTTGACAGTTACATGTAGAGGGCATCCAACGATAATACGGGGCATGCCTTTATCAAGTTTCGCTTTCTTGGTGGGTTCTCCCTTCAGGAAGACCTTAGCCTCAAATTTGAGGTTGTCCCACTCATTAAGCACTTGCTTGGCAAATCCCTTCTCACCATAGGCCTGTAATACTTGCTTGTTGGTGGGCTGCCCTAATGCACAATAAGGGTAACCACTAGCTTTCTTCGGGTCGATGATCGATGAGTTGATAATATCGAGGATTCCAGACTCCTTTCGGTAGTCCTCGTCAGGTTGAAACGAGGCGCTCTGAGCCATCTGTGCAATTACAGAAGCGCAGCGCTTCATCTCATCCTCCGTTGGCGGTTTGGTCGCGCTCCTCACGCGCGATTCAAACAGCTGAAGGTGTGCTTCGAGCGACTTTCTTTCAGTTGCTGGGGTCATGTCTGGGTAAGCAAACAGACCTCCCTCATACCCAAGGGCTTCAATCTCCTCCTTGAAGTCCTCTAGTACCTGTACAGCTTCAGGCTGCTCCTTGGGCGCTGAAGGTCCGTGGATCGATTTTAAACCCGTTTTCATCTTGTAGGGTACGATCTCTTTTGCCTTCTTTTTCGGGCTAGGTTTCTTTTTCTTAGTCCGAACGGAGCTGATGCTCACATTTTCGTATGTGTTCCGATGATAGCGGTCGTCGTCAAAGTCGACGTACTGCTCTCGGTTCCTTAGTCCGTGACCGACTGAGTCCATAATCATGTCCTCGAAGATGTCTTCGTCTCTACGTTTGTCGCCGGTTAACCCGAAGCACTCAACTAGACCACTGAGGTCCCAACCATAAGTTGCTTCCCCGTTGTCGAGTACAATGGAATATTTACCGTCGCGCATTTGTTTCACGCTGACCACACCACCACGCCATTTATTCTGTCGATAATGCTCCTTATAGGAAGCATCGGCGTAGGTGTATTTCTTCCGGTTCTTGGATTTGCTCTCCAAGCCAGTACCGACGTCAATCAAGTACTGTATCAATTCGGTTCGCACAGCTACATTGTGTTCACCAGCAGCGCTTACGTGCATGCCAACCACGCTGTTGCCACAAAGCAGGATTGATCCTGAGAATCCTTTCTGCGTGCTCGCTGTGTGGTGCAAGTGCTCATACCCTGAATCAGGTAGAGTCTTTCCAGACGCGGATACTAGGAGTCCATCTCCCGTGAATCCCACGCTATGTACTTGCTGGCCGTAAGCTGAGCGCACTTTCGTGGACGCTTTGGTCAACCCAATTTGAGACCATAATTTCTGATCAACTTCCCGAGCGAACGCGTCAACATCATACGATGATATAACGTTATTCTCTGGAGCGAAGAAATCATCAGGAGCTCTAATCAAGTTCGTTCGATCGACTTCGTAGTTGCCTTTCTTAGTGGGTCTGATGGAGGCGAGGTAAACTCGCGCTGTCGACTGATTAAGTGTGTTGCTGCAATGTCTCGCAGTCACGAAATAGTCATCCATCCGCCAAAAAGTGCCAAACAGCTGAACGTCTGTGTCGGTCGTAGTCACTAAAATAGCGCCCACGGGCTGTGATCGGCAAGGAAAATACTCCGAGCCTGGCATAGCCATCTCATCTTGGTGGCAACCGGTTCCTTCATCATCCGTGGTGAGTGTGTATTCTTTGCCGTTGACGCGGACTTTATACACCATCCCCTTCTCACCAAGGACTTGTCCTAGGAATCGGTTCGCTTTCTTCTTCGTTTGTGGTGCAACGAGATTATAATTCTCAGGCCCGGTCAGCCTTCTGCATAGCACTACTACGAGCACCACAAACACCAAATCCGTGAACGCTTGCGCTTCGAGCGACATGTTCAGGTACCATTCCAGGTTCATGCAGGAGCTAACCCACATACACATGTCGACAACTATGTTCACAAAACACAAGGTAACTCCAACCAAC